TGCGAAAGATGGGTCACGACGTAGAACTGGCTTCTGCCAGTGCAACTCGAGCGTTTAGCGATGCTCAAGAAGCAACCCTCTCTGCCTTTGTCTCTGACAACAGTGGTGAGTACACTTATGCTGAAATCGCAGGTCATTTCGAAGATGGCGCTTTTTCACCTAAGTCTATCCAAGGCAAAATCTTGTCTATGGAACTAACCGGACACGTTAAACCTGCCCCTAAAGTCGAAGCTGTACGCACGTACAACCCAGACGAAGAAGCAGTTTTCGTTAAGATGGTTAACGACGGCGCTTTCGTTGAAGCTATTGCTGCTGAACTCGATCGCTCTGTAAACTCTGTACGTGGTAAAGCTCTTAGCTTGCTTCGTTCTGGAGACATTGACGCTATTCCTCGTCAAGAGACTACCAAAGGCGCTTCCAAGGAAGATCCATTGGCCGAGTTGACCGACATTGGTAGCATGGGTGTTGAAGATATCGCTGAAGCGATTGGCAAAACTGCTCGTGGCGTCAAGACTATGCTGACTCGTCGTGGCCTTTCAGCCGCTGACTATGACGGCGCTGCTAAGAAAGAAAAAGCATCTGCTTAATCTGTCTTAGTTTTTAAAGGCAGGCTCTACGGGGTCTGCCTATATCTTTAATTTCGGGGGAAATTTTTTTGAATATCGCATCTGCGCTGATAAAGCAAGTGCTTGCGCTCCAAGACTTTCAGACTTGGAGTGTTACGCATAAGCAATATTTGCCCACTGAGTATCATGGTCTTTATAAGATTATTGATAAGCATTGCGAAGACTTTCATAAAATGCCCACGATTGAAGACCTGAAGTTTGAGATTCGGGACTCAGGTACTCGTGAAAAGCTATACGCTATTGAAGCAGTCGAGGTCGATGCAGACCCTCATATGCTTCTCGAGTACCTGAAGAACGAATACACTCAGAAGGAAATTCTGGACTCGCTAGAAGATTATGTAGAGAACTCTGTTGCGTTTGAGAATGCACAGGAGTCTGTTAATCATCTTCACCAAATCGTTCTTGACATTGAAGACAAGGTTGATTTGGAAGACCCGCAGGAAAGTATGCAACGTATTGAACTGTTCGAGCCAGAAGAAGATTTAGCCAAGTACATGAAACTCGGACTCAACGAAGAGTACGATTACGAAATACAGTTCTCCCCCCGAGATCTTGTTATGGTTGGTGGTCGCCGAGGTGCTGGTAAATCTGTTATCTGTGCTAACATTGCGAACGCAGTGTATGCCAGTGGTAAGTCGGCTATGTATTTCACTATTGAAATGGATAGCCGGTCTATACTACAAAGATGCTGTTCCATCGCTACTGAAGTTCCCTTTGCTCGTTTACGTACTCAGAATCTGAGTATTACCGAGTGGGAAAAAGTAGCAACCTGGTGGGCAGCTCGTTATGTTGATGGACAAGACCGCTTGAAGGACTATAGAACACATCGTGACTTTAATAAGTTGCACACATCACTCAAGAGCCAGCATGAGCTACTCCCGACTCAGCAGCTTGACGTAGTGTATGATCCTGCACTTACTCTCTCCAAGATCCGTGCCGAGCTTGACAAAAAAGTCAAACCTCTGGGTGTTGGTGTCATTATTGTAGACTATATTAATCAGGTAAAGCGGTCGAGTTTACCCTCTCGCGGAGGTCAATATGACTGGACTGAGCAGATCGAAGTAAGTAAAGCCTTGAAGTCTATGGCTCAAGAGTATGACTGCACAGTATTCTCACCCTATCAAACAGACGCAAGTGGTGAAGCTAGATTCGCTAAAGGTATTCTGGATGCGGCAGATGCTGCATATACTTTAGAAACTTGGGATCACGAAGATGCGTGTATTACGCTGAACTGTGTAAAGATGCGATCAGCCTCCATGAAGTCGTTCACTTCACAAGTAGATTGGGATAGCCTAAAGATTGGCCCCGAATCTGCAATGACTCCTAAAGAAAGAGAAGATTCTTCGCATAAAACAGGCGAAGAAATTAATGATCTTTAAAAATATTTCTTGACATCTTACCTTCTTTTGCGTATAATATACGGATATTTGAAAGGAGAATAGCATATGGCACTTACATTCGGCAGTTTACGACATACTACCTCAGGTAGAAAGCGTAAGCCTCTGCCAAAAGCAAAGCGATATACGCCTGAGTTCAAAGAACTAGAGGCAAGACCCTCTTATAGACGAGAGACTACTTATTATCCCTCTATGAAAGAGACAGGTACATACAAACCTGCTCCGGATAATTCATACAAAGTAGAAGAGTCTAAGAATTTTACTATTGCACCTGCCTATAACAAGGGTGCATATCAAGTTATTAATCGAAACAGCATAAAGGATATTGGTCGGTGACAGTAGAAGAACTACTAACTTCTAGACAGATTTATTTTATACCGAAGGGAGGAGACTGTCTTGTTAGCTGTCTCAGCCCTGACCATGAAGATCGTAATCCGAGTATGCGTATTGATCGTATAACAGGAATATTTCAGTGTTTCTCTTGTGGATTCAAGGGAAACATTTTCACCCATTTCGGGGAGAAGGCAAACCACTTACAAGTAAGACGAGAATTACTAAAGAAAAATATTAGAGAGAAAAGGTCTGAAAGTGTCGGTTTGTCTTTTCCTCGAAATCTTTCCAACTATGCAGGTAATTGGAGAGATATTAAACCCGAGACGTACAAAAGATTTGAAGCGTTTCAACATCATGATCCTGACTATATTGGGCGTATTGTATTTCCAGTACGAGATATATCAGGGCGTATTGTAGCATTCAATGGTCGTCATACTACAGGCGGAACGCCTAAGTATATGATCTCGCCTGCGGGTGCGAAGATGCCTTTGTTTCCTGTAGTAGAGCCGATACAAGGCTCTGTTATTCTAGTAGAAGGTATATTTGATATGATAAACCTTCATGACAAAGGACTTACCAATGCAGTTTGCTGCTTTGGAACAAAGAATATAAACGAAGACAAACTCAGTATGCTTTCGATACAAGGTGTAGAAGAAGTAGTAGTTTTCTTCGATGGAGATGATGCAGGACAAGATGCTGCAAAGATTGTAAAAGAGATGGTTGAGCGGGTAGGCTTGACCTCAAGAAATGTAAGTCTCAAGGATACAGATCCTGGAGCCTTGCCCCTAAAATCAGTACAAACACTAAAGAGTAAAATATATGCCTAAAGTTGCATTAGTAGAAACTAAACCAAGTAGAACAAATTTTAAGAAAGAGTTTGACGATGAGTTCGAGTTTGATCAATTTCAGCTCTGCTCCGACCCGAACATTAAGAAAGTATTAAAGCGAGACTGCGACATTGATATGAATCCAGACGACTATGACTGGGTAATTCTTGTGGGCAGTGATGCACTAAAATACTACACACCAATTAACTCGGTAACGGAATACTCTGGAAAGAAAGTAGAAGAGAAATTCTTACCTATTATTAACCCTGCCATGCTCGCGTTCAAGCCAGAGGCACAACGCACATGGGATGACTCTAAGCAGAGTATCTTAGAGTACATTACTGATAATAAACAAGACACAGTAATTACTACTTACAACGCTTGGGGTATACAAGACACGGAGGAAGCCAATGATTTCATTCGCGCTGCTATTAATGCCCCTCTCAGTTATGTTGCTCTTGACTCGGAAACAACTGGACTTTATCCACGCGACGGCCATATGCTTGGCATTAGTCTTAGCTATGAAGCTGATCGTGGGGCTTACATAGATACTGAATGTTTCGATGAAGAAACAGAGACACTGCTACAGCAGTTGTTTGACAAGAAAACAGTAGTATTTCATAATGCTAAATTTGATATGGCATTCTTTGAGTACCACTTTAACTTTAAGTTTCCTAGCTTTGAAGATACAATGTTACTGCATTATTTGATTGATGAGAACCCAGGTACTCATGGTCTAAAGCAACTAGCTATGAAGTATACAAAGTACGGAGACTACGAGAAGCCCATGTATGATTGGATAGATAACTATCGCAAACAAAACGGTATTCTCAAAGCTGATTTTAACTGGGGAGACATTCCTTTTGACATCATGAAGCTTTACGCAGGTATGGATGCTGCTTGTACTTTTTTGCTTTATGAAAAGTTTGTAAAGATCAAGCAAAACAAAAGACTGGAGAAAGTGTACGATAACATATTAATCCCAGGATGTAGGTTTTTGACCGACATTCAAGACAATGGTGTGCCCTTTGACAAGTTGCGTCTAGTGAAATCTCAATCTCTTATGCAAGAGCAGATAGATGAAGCTGTGGCGGAAATGTATAAAGAACCTGCCATTCGTAAATTTGAAGAAATAAATGGAAAAGACTTTAATCCTAATTCTACTGTTCAACTTCGTAGTTTGTTGTTTGACTTCGTTGGCCTCAATCCAACTGGTAAAAAGACTGGCACTGGTGCGCATAGCACAGACGCGGAGGTTCTTGGAGAACTTGCAGAGCAATCGCACATCCCCAAGCTCATTCTCGAAATACGACAAAAGTCCAAGATTAAAAATACTTATCTGGACAAGATCTTACCGCAGTTGGATCGTGATAGCAGACTACGTACAGGTTTTAACCTCCACGGTACTACTAGTGGCCGGCTTAGTTCTTCTGGCAAACTCAATATGCAACAACTTCCTAGGGATAACCCTATTGTAAAAGGTTGTATCAAAGCAGCACCAGGTAACAAGATTGTTGCGATGGACTTAACAACCGCAGAAGTATATGTTGCGGCAGTACTTGCAAAAGACAAAGCACTTATGGACGTATTCCGTTCTGGAGGAAACTTTCACTCTGCGATTGCACACAAAGTATTTAAACTACCTTGTGAAGTAGGCGAAGTAGCAGAACTATACAGTATGCAAAGACAAGCAGCAAAAGCGGTAACCTTTGGTATTATGTATGGCGCATGTGCAAATAAGATTAGTGAGCAAGTTACAAAGGACTCAGGAACCTATTTCAGCAGGCAAGAAGCACAAGAGGTTATTGACGATTATTTTAAAGAGTTCCACAAGCTAAAATCGTGGATTGAAGATAACCAGAAATATATCCAACAGAATGGATTTATTTACAGCTTCTTCGGAAGAAAGAGGAGATTACCAAATGTCGCATCGACAGACAAAGGCATCCAGAGCCATAGCGTTAGGTCTGGTCTTAACTTTTTGGTGCAGTCTGCTGCTAGTGATATTAACCTTCTAGGAGCTATTGACATGAATGCTTGGATTAAAGCAAATAACAAGAAAGCACGTATCTTTGCACTTGTTCATGACTCAATCCTAGCAGAAGTACCGGAAGAAGAGATAGAAGAATATATGGAAAAGTTAACAACGTATATACAAATGGACAGAGGTATTTCTATACCCGGAGCTCCAGTAGGTTGTGACTTTGAAATCGTACATGAAGATTACTCTGGCGGTAAGTTCGAGAAGATGTATGGTGATAGGATTTAGAAGTATACCTAAGATTACCTTCCCAGTTTTCCTGTTGGACTCGGAGAACTGGGAAGAGTATGATGGTATTTTATTTCTTGATAATAAAGTACTCGACGACAGAAACCAAGAAGGAAAGACTCTCGGTGCTCGCAGAATGCAAACTCCGCATAAAAATTTACAGGAACTCAAGTATATGGTTGAGTATCCCAACGGCCTTTTAAAGCAACGAACAAAGTATTTTATAGATAATAGTGGTAGACCTTTTATATACGAAAAAACTACTATGTTACCTTTAAAGTATTTAAAAATTAGTAAAGTAGAGTTGAAGGACACTGCTACACTAATTCGAGTAAAAGGATATAATGCTCCTTTTACTGTGCCACGCCCCCCTGAGGTAGGATTTACTTGGGCAGGGATTTTGCATGTACAAGGCTTGCCTTGGATGCTGTATGAGTATTCGGAAACGAAACTCAAAGACACTAGAAGAAAAGTATAACTATGGCTAAAAAGAGAAGAACTCTTGCAGGAGTAAATTTTGAACTGCGAGAGATAGAACCTTTAACACGTAACCAACTCAAAGCATTTGAATCAGATAAGAACTTAGTACTGCATGGACTTGCAGGAACAGGGAAAACATTTATATCATCGTATCTAGCATATGATGATATGACAAAAGGAGATTATCAAAATCTAGTAATTATACGAAGTGAAGTACCTAAAAGAGATATTGGTTTTCTACCTGGTACTGAAAAAGAAAAGGCTTCAGTGTATGAAGAACCATATAAAGATATAGCTATAGATTTGTTTCAAAGAGGAGATGCTTATGAGATCCTCAAAAACAAAAGTATGGTTCATTTTATGACCACTTCATTTATTAGAGGTATCACGCTCAGAGATACAGTAATTATTATTGATGAGTGTCAGAATATGTCTTTCCATGAGTTAGACTCAATCATTACTCGAATTGGTGAGAACTGTAGAGTGATGTTTTGTGGAGACTTTAGACAGGCAGACTTAAAAGCAAACGGATTACAAGATTTTATACGAGTTCTAAAACGAATGGATAAATTCACATTTGTAGAATTTGAGGTAGAAGACATTGTTAGATCCGACTTTGTTAAACAATATATTATTGCAAAGAATGAATTGAATCTATGAAAGCAGTTATAAGTCACAGGATATATATGGATTGCAGTGCCGAGTTGCAGGAGCAAATCGACAAAGAGCTTACATATACTATTCCAGCGCACAACCCTCTCGATCCTCCTCAGGTTATTAAAAACATGGGAATTATTCGCAATGGGTTGGTATCACTACCTGTAGGACGAACGGATTTAATCCCGGAGCACTATGAAATAGTTGATAATCGAATAAACAAACCTGTAGACTTTCCTGCTTTTAGGTTCGATCTTCGTCCAAGCCAGAAAGCGGTTTATGATGAACTCGAAGACAATGCAATAATAAATGCGTGGGTCAGTTGGGGCAAGACTTTTACAGGTCTTGCTATTGCTGGCAAGCTTGGCCAAAAAACACTTGTAGTTACACACACAGTAGCACTAAGAAACCAGTGGGCCAAGGAAGTGGAGAAAGTTTATGGAACTGAACCTGGGATTATTGGTAGTGGTAGGTTTGATACCGACAGCCCTATTGTTATTGGAAACACTCAGACTTTGTATCGTAACATTCCTAAAATAAGGAAAGAGTTTGGTACTATTATTCTAGACGAAATGCACCACGTAAGTAGTCCTACTTTTAGTAAAATTTTAGATACAAATTACTGTAGATACAAAATAGGTTTGTCGGGTACTATAGAAAGAAAGGATGGTAAACACGTTGTGTTTCGAGATTACTTCGGTAATACTCTATTCAAGCCGCCTAAAGAAAACTATATGACCCCCTCTGTAGTTGTTGTTCCTTCTGAAATTCGTTTCATGGATGGTTCTAGGATACCTTGGGCTAACCGAGTAACAAAACTAGCAAACACAGAGGAGTATAGACATACAGTATCAATGCTAGCGGCGGCCTACGCCGCAAAGGGGCATAAAGTCTTAGTTGTAAGTGATCGTGTAGCTTTTCTCAAAGCCTGCGCTGAACTTACAGGAGACAAGGCAATTTGCGTAACTGGTGAAGTTCCGCACGAAGAAAGAGAAACGCTTGTGGATAAAATTCTCTACGGGGACGCACAAGTTCTTTATGGAACGCAAGCAATCTTCTCTGAAGGCATATCCGTTGATACCTTGAGCTGTCTAATACTAGGCACTCCTATCAACAATGAACCCCTACTTACTCAGCTTGTTGGCCGTGTAATTAGGAAAAAAGAAGGTAAAATAGATCCTGTTGTAGTAGACATACACCTGAAAGGAAATACGGCTCGAAAACAAGCCTCAAACCGTATCGGGTTTTATATGAAACAGGGTTGGAACATTAGGCATCTATAATGAATATCTCGGATAAAATAGAAAAGATAGTAGCAGAACAATATGGATATACATGGCAACCTGCAAGAAAGAACATAGGAGATTTTTATATCTCTGAGCAGGAAGCCGTAAATGTAAAGTCTAGTAATGTTGATAAAAATAACTTTGCTCCAAATATGGTATCTGCTATGAAAGTATATGATTACTTAATGTCGGGTAACCTTCTGTATTTTGTCTTTGTAGATTATAAATTGAGCAAAAATAATGATATCGACATAATTAGTATATCGGATTTAATTCCTATTAATTATATTGATTGGAGCTGTTTAAAGATTCAAACCCAAGGAAACGGGGTTATACAAATGACACACAAAAACTTTCATTATAACCCACAGTCTGAGGAAAGTTGGATCGACGGCTTAAAAAATGCTTACAAAACTTATATCGAAAGAGAACGAGAGAAGATGTGCCGTCTCGAAAAATCCTTAGGTTTAAAAAAATAATTCTTGACAACTTGGTAAAAACAAAGTATAATATATGCTCTTATTTGATTGGAAAAAGGTTTTTGATACGGC